CTCAACGTGTTGTTGTTGAGGTGCTGTTGGTTGTTGTTGACTAGAAATGTAATCATCAACTACCCTACGAAGTTCGCCTACTTCAGAAGACTGACGACCTAAAAGCTTCTCAGCTTCTTGGTGCATCTGTACTACTTCTTCTAAAGACTTACCTTGGTACTTATCGGGTAAACTTTGTTCTTCGGCTTGAGGTTGCTCAACTTCTTCTTCTTGTTGAATCTCATCTACTTCGTTTTCAATGGCGTCCACATTGTCCTCTTCAGGTTGTGGATCAAGCATCATAGCTCTTGACATAATTAAACTCCGTGATTATAATCATTATGGAGAGGATTTTTTACCTGCTTTTTCGTGTTCCCTAACCCACTTCATGTGACTACCGGGAAAATCTCCGGAAGCACCTTCAAGGTGGAAAGACGGGGCAGATACCATTTTTGTAGCGTTAGCACCGCAACCGCACCTACTGGTTGTAGTACCACTCTTTACAAAATCTTCAAAGACATGTCCGTTAGTACAACGAAAGTCATATATTTTAAACATCTATAGGCTCTTCGTCTTCTGCTTCAGCTTGATCACGAGCAGCTTCAATAGTACCTTGTAGATTAATAACAGTAGCAAAAGCAGCTACTTGACCTTTACGAAAGTATAAGTCTTCCTGATCTTTAACTGTTTGTATATCTGCTAACTGTGTTGCGTTATTGGAAAGTTCAGTAACGAGTTGTTTGAAACCTTCGTGATTAAACAATTCATTGTAATTGTTAAAGTATGTTTCAAGCTCGGGTGTCATAGTTTCCTCTAAAGTTTCTGTATATACTAATAGTATATCATGTTTTTTGTTTGGTGTCAAGCTTTTTTTGTAGTCTTTCTTCTACGTCCTGAAGCTGTGACTGCGTGTTTAATTTTAGCTGGTCCTGTTTTGCGTTTAGCTGATGACTTTTTTTCTGCTGCAGTCATCTTAGCTGCAACAGCTTTAGGTCTACAGGAAGGGTACGGACGTTTACTATTTTTAGCAGACTTACGACCACATTTCTTGCCAGTTTTAACGTCAACCCATTCTTCGTCAAACCATTTCTTAAGACCGCCTTTAGCCATAAGTACCACCACGTTTCTTGTACTCACGAGTCAACCATGCCGAAGCATACGCAGAAGGCCATACGTCAAACTTACGTTTAGCTTCTGATTTAACTCTAGAATACAACGCCTTATTTTTAGGAGTAGGTCCAGACTTTTTAGGTTTTGCTTTAGCCATGACTACTTCTTTTTGTTTTTCTTGTTAGTCATTGTGCGTTGACCGCGTACAGGCATAGCAGGCTTCTTTTTCTTTGGCTTCATTGTTTTCATTCCATAACCGGGCATAGCTTTCTCCTTTGCTGTCTTAGACAAATCATCAAAATGGAAAAGTGGTACTGATGTTTTTCCATGAGTTTTACCTGAATGAAGCGACCCATCAGGCATCTTATGTGTGCCACCTGTATATTCAGTGCCATCACGTTTGTAATGTTTTACACCTTTAGCCATCTACTCACCACTTCTTACACGACCAGTAGCGTGCCGTTAGTTTACTAGGTGGGTTTGTATCACACTTGTGACGCGCTCTAAACGACTTACGACGTGCAGGTTGATCTTTCTTAATGGTCATCTTTGCATCGCCAAACCGTATAGTCTTAGTCTTGTCACCGTCCTTGGCAACTACTACAAACTTTTTAGTAGGGTGACTAGGCGTCCGCTTCGGTTTGTTGTACCCGCTTACCCCTGCTCGTGCTAGTTTTGGGTCTTTGCTCTTGGGCATTAGACAGCTCCTCCACCTTGCGTTCCAGTTCCGTTATTCGTTGGAAAGTTCCCTGAAATTCGTTGTTGACTCTCTGCAGGAGTAGTCTCAGTTCGTGGTCTGTTAACATTGGTTTTACCTTCTATTTGTCTTTCTTTAAGGAGAGTATCAGCAACTTTCATACGTCGCTCAAACTCTTTATCTTCTGCGTCACCTTCTTTAAGGTTTCTAGTAACGGCGTTAATACGGTCAATCTCAAGTTCCATAGGTACAGCCTGAGCTTCAGCAGCCAACTTAGCAGCTCGTGCTTGTGACTCTTGCGCCTGAGCAGACAACGCTTGCGTCTGAGACTGCTGGAACTGCATCTGCAATTGTTGTATTTGTTGTTGCATCTGTTGAGCTTGAGGGTTAGGTTGTGAAGCCTGAGACAAAGCAGCAACTAGTTCTTCACGGTTAGACAAGTTCATGTTGTCAACAACAGACTGAATCAATGTGTTGTACAACGGTGAGTCTTTACCCATAGTCTGTAGCAACTGTACGAGCTGAGTTACTTCGTACTCTCTTGCAATAATACCTAAAGTGCTGCTTGCGTTAAACTTGTAGTCAGCCACTGGATAGTTCTCAGGGTCAAACTGCATGTAACGATACGCTGCTTTCTTAACAAACGGAATCAAGAAAGACTGTTGGAAGTTAATCAGAGTGCGTTTATGACGTTTAATAATAGCGCCAAGAGACATACTAATCCCAGCGGCAGTACTCTCGCCATTAACAGAGCCTGCGATTCCTGCTGAGTCAACGGCTCCTGTTGCTTGTTGTACCATCTGCTGCAAGGCTCCTGCCTGAGCAAAAGTGATTTGACTAACTTGACCAAAGTTGAACGGTTGAAGTACTTCACGTGGGTCTCCGTTGGTTAGGATCATCTTACCGGGCCGTACTTCTGGCTTTGCACCACGTGGTAGACGAGTAGCATCAATAGCCATCATGGGGTGAATAGTCAGGCTTAGAGCGTCGATTCTAGCGCGTAGTTCAGTGTCAAGTGCTTTTTGTGAATTGTAACCTTTTTCACATACACCACGACCCCAGAAGCGTCCGGGTACTACGTCCCAAGGAAACGCAACAATAGGACGGTCTTCCATCATGTAAGGATTAGCTTCTGCCTTAAGTAAAATACCACCGTTAGCAATGATTACAACGGCCTCTACGTAACGTGAACCTTCTTCCCCTTCTCCTTCTACCTCTTCTTCGTCATCGTCGCTCAGAGCGGATTCTAGAAGCTCTCGTGGCACTAGACCATAGTACTTAGTAAGACGAACCTTGTCATCGTTGTAAATTGTTATGTCTTGGTCAGGCTCAAGGTCAGTGTCAGGAGCAGCAGAACCAACATACACGTCACGATAAACACCTTGTTCTTGTAACAGTTCTACATGGTGCTTGCTTACAAACTCATCTACAGCCACACCCATAGCGTCATCTACAGACGTAGCTACAGGATCAATCAGGAAGTTCTGAGGTAGTACAGGCTTAAGCTTAACAACAACACGGTCAGTAACATTTACACCTACTGCTTGCAAATCACCACCCATAACAGGTTGCGTACCGGGCGTCATCTCTTTCATTTCTTCAATAACAATCTCACCAACACCTGTACCAAATACAGCAGCATTGATAAGACACTCTGCAACAGACTTACGTACCATGCAGTTTTCAAAGTCTTCAGTTAGTTTGTTACGCAGGAATAGTACATCTTCCTTTTGCGTATCACCTAAGTTGTCACTAACATCAAACCACTTACCACGACCAAACGTAGCTTCTTCTAACTCAGCAACATTAGACTCGACAGCTTGCTGAAGTGCAGGAGAAATAATACGGGAACGCTCAGACTTACGGTCACTGTCTGCAGGATCCCATATACCACGCCAGAGTCTATAATACTCTTCAAACCTTCCTTCATAATTTGACTCGTAATAGTCACGCCAGTCCTCACATTTGGTTATGACCCAGTCTTCAATCGTTTCTTCAACTAAAAGTGGATCTTGTTCGTAAAATTCTGCCATATTAGTATCCTGCTACCACGTCTAAAATATCATGGTCTTCTATTTCGTAGTCATAGTCATACGCTACGTTAGCCAATTGGTCAATGTACGCTAGTGCGTCCACCAAGTCATCATGGGTCAAAGGGTCAGGAAACTGAAAGAGCTGGTCTAGAAAACGACTATTCCACTCTCCCTTGTTCAGAGTAATGTACCCATTTTCAAAGCGTCCCTGCAACGCCCACATTACCCTGTCGGTCTTCTTCTTGTTACCGTGTGTTAACTCTTCAACTCTAAAGAAGTTTCCGTAACGTTTCTGTAGGTCCATCAGAGGCGACATAACGGCTTGCTTTGCAATACCTCTTTCGATTCCCACCGACACGGGACGATAATCTCTAACGGCCTGAAATATCTTAGCTGCTGTTTCGTCAAGTGACCATCTGCCATGTATGATATTGTCAACAAACCAACCATGCTCGCTGACCTTAACCACGGCAATCGCTGTGTCGTCAAGTTTGGTGTTCTTAGTTCTCTTCTTGTTAACTTCTTCAAATCCCGCCAAGTCAACTGCAATGTAGTAATCACCTATTTCCGGCTCATCCTGACTAAAGCGTACCCAGTCTTCCTTAAACATCTCTGAACCACGGGCTTCAAACGACGCCATAAATTCCTGACGAAACGCATAAGAAGACATAGAGCGCTTTGCAATATCAATTTCAGCCGGGTCAAGAATAGGATTATCGTAAGAAGTAAAGTGCCAAGCCTTGTAAGTCGGATCATCATCTAACTCTGCATATTTGTATAGTTCATAGAAATGGTTGCGGCCCATCGGTGTACCAATGAACATCGCACAGCCCTTTTGGTCAGCCAATGCAGGTCTCAGGATCTGCTCGAATACATCAGGCTTCATGTCTGCGTACTCATCCAGCACTAAAAACTTGAGTGAGACACCTCGCATTGTCTCTGGTCTGTCAGCACCTTTGAGGCTGATGGTAGCTCCGTTGACCAGCTTGATTTGCAAATTATTAATGTGACTACCAGCAATAACAGGATTCCCCAGTTCGAGGAGGGTTTGCCACATAATGTCTCTGGCTTGTCCTTGAGTAGGTGCGACGTAAAATACATGGCCTCTGTCCGCCTGTAGTGCGTTAACAATTAACATCCATGCTGCTAACCTAGACTTACCTGTACGTCGCCCAGCAGCTACTATTTTAAACCGTGTTTCGTCTGCCCAAACATCTTGCTGCCAAGGCAGTAGTTCTATATTAAGATCCATTAAAATTATTAAACACTGCTGGTGCTTCTAACAAATCAAACGTAACTACTACTTCTACGTTCCCTGCACTACCACTAGATGCTTTAATAATGTCCCCCGGCTGTAAAACAAACACTGCATTACCGTCAATCAATAGGTTTTCTTTTGACGATATATTAGTGCCGTTATAAATATATATATCTTCTATTGGACTAGGCTTGTCTACAAACAACGTAACACTGTTAGTAGAGTTATCTAGGTTAGCTACAAATGCCATGTTCCAGTGTGCAACGTACCCATTAGGAATAGTTACAATTGTTTGCGTACTGGTGTCCGCTAAGTTTTTGTTTTTAGTATATAGCATTAGTACAACCAAATCACTGGAGTCGTACCCCTAGTGTCCACATGTACAAAACCGTCCTCTATACCTATACCTGTAAAGCCTAGTTTTACTGCGTTAAACACAATAGTGTAGCGATCAGCGGCATTTGTTATTTTTATGTCTGCCGCGATCCCTTGGGCATGTGTGCCGGGTACATCCTTCTTTTTTTCTATGGGGTGCATCGTAGGATGGCGATACCCACTTGTTATAACGAAGGGAAAACCGCAGTACGCCCGCAACTCGTCTAACTTTTCTAGAAAGTCTTGCTCCATGTTATTAGTACCGGAGACTTGACAGTCAAATTCTTCACGTGTAAAGTGTTTAAGACTCATCTGTATTAACTACCTCGCCTTCTATGACTGTAGGTTGTTCAACATCTACCGCACCAACACCACTAATGTTAATCTGAATGGCACTTCTACCACCATCCTTAACAACATCTTTCTCAAACGCTGCAACGGGCAGTATTCTGTCCATAACAAGCTTCCACGCTGCCGCTTGATTCTTATGATCATGGTCTAACGCCGCATCAAAGATAGTATCTAGCACCTTTC